AACTTGACCCTAGATTGCATGTGATTGATCTCAACAGCGCAGCACCGGACTTGGTTGCATTTAAAAAACAATGGAGTCAAGTGCCCAAAGCCGTTGGGCAGGTACCAAAAGGGCCGATTGATTCCAGGGGTAAACAGCACGGAATTGGATTCAAATGGGATGCTGTACGTTTTTCTCACAAGGTATATGCAATATTTCATTGCGCCGGTACACAGCCAGCCGATTGGTTATTGTGGATGGATGGCGATACTGTGTGCCACAGCACAATTAGCCTTGCCCAATTGGGTAAGCTTTGTCCACAGGATAGAGACCTGTGCTTTTTGGGACGTAATCAAAAGTACTCTGAATGTGGTTTGTATGCAATGAATCTTGCTAGGCCGGTTGTGGGAACTTTCTTGAAACTGTTTCAACGCTATTATGATGATGCCGAAAACGGAATATTCACCCTGGATGAATGGCACGACTCATTTGTGTTTGACGCTGTGAGAAAACAATGCACCCTGAACGAATTAGATTGGTCCGGTAATCTGATCACCGGAGAAGGCCATCCCTTGATCAACTCGGAATGGGGTGCATATTTGGATCATCTCAAAGGTGCCAGGAAAGATTTAAAACGTAGTAAACTTACAGATCTTAAAATAAAACGTACAGAAGAGTATTGGCAATGACCTGGACATTTTTAAGCAAGAATAACCAGGACGAGTATATAGAAATGTTTGCTCGAGGATCTGGGTCTGTGCCCACTGCACTAGAAACCTGGCAGTACGAGCATGACCAAAATACAATTGTGGTACGTGGCATAATGAAGCATAAGATTATCAAGAAATGTTGGCAGGATCAACGCCCATTTTTGTACATGGATTCAGGTTACATGGGGAATCGTGCAAGTATTAACAATCCCAGTGGATGGAAACACTATCATCGAATTGTATTCAATGACTTGCAGCACGATAAAATTATACCACGTTCGGCTGATCGGTGGGAACGACTACGAATTAAAATACAACCCTGGCGCCGTACCGGTAACAAGATATTGATTGCAGCACCAGATGAAAAACCTTGCATATTCTACGGCATTGACCTTGAACAATGGATATCACAAACTGTAGCCACAATAAAACAACACACTGATCGTCCAGTAGAAATACGTCAACGTAATTCAGATAGAAAAGTTAGAGTTAAAAATAACTTAGAGTCTGCGCTGGACGATGTGCATGCTGTGGTCACATTCAACTCAATTGCTGCCACTGAAAGCATACTAGCAGGCGTGCCGGCGTTTGTCATAGCACCTGCGGCCAATGCTGCAAAACCAGTCTGCAATACAGATTTAAGTAAAATAGAAACACCCTGGTTACCCGACAGCGATCTGATATATAAGTGGGCTTGCCACCTGGCATATGGACAATTCCATACTACAGAACTAGCCAATGGCACAGCCACCCGAATACTTAAGGAGACTCTTAGTGCGTGAACAATATGGATGGTACTTTCCGGACATTGAAACACATTTCCCAGAAATGTTAGGCAAGAATATCAAAAAGGGCGGACCCGCTGAGTATCAACAACCGGTACGACTGCTCAGTTTACAACATGTGAAGAACAAACGAACTGCCCTGGACATTGGTGCTAACGTAGGGTTGTGGTCACGTGACTTAACGCAACATTTTGATCAAGTGATTGCATTTGAACCTGTGGCAATGTTTAGAGAATGTTTACAACGCAATGTCACTGCATCAAATATCACAATAGAGACTGTGGCCTTGGGTGATTCGGAAGGACAGGTGCGCATGATAATTACAGAGGGCAATACAGGCCACACACATGTGGATCCCACTAGTAACGGTGGTGATACTCGTATTATCCGACTTGACAGTTTAATCTTGCAGAATGTTGACTACATCAAGATCGACTGCGAAGGTTTTGAATATCGTGTGCTACAAGGTGCCCGGCAAACTATACAGCGATGCAGGCCTGTTGTTGTGATAGAACAAAAGCCGCATGATATGTATTCGAAGGAGTATGGTCAGTTTGCTGCAATTGGCCTGTTGGAAGATTGGGGCATGATCAAACTAGATCAAGTTAAAGACGATTGGATCATGGGCTGGCAATGAAAATTAGATTTTTCAGTGATGCATATAAAAGCAAACGTGCTAGTCATAGACTACGTGGAGATGTGACATGTCAAGCTCTGATGGAACAAGGCTATGATGCAAAGATACTCACCGACTGGAGTGAGGTTGATTCAGATACTGTTGTTATCTTTTTAAAACGTAGTTCAGTAGCCAGTATACAACGTGCTCGAGACCAAGGTGCCAAAACCATTTACGATCTATGCGATAACAAATTTGAAGAAAAAGGTGAATACGAGCCGTGTTGTCGCCTGGCTGATTTGGTATCTGTTAACAGTGTTAACATGGGAATTAGTACTAAAAATTTCACAGGCAAAGACAGTATTGTGATGCCAGATCCGTTTGAGCGTCCTAAACTGTCTCCAAAATTTTCACCTGGCAGTGATATCAGTTTGTTATGGTTTGGTTCTCAAAGTAGTTTTAAATTTTTACCTCTATTAGAAATATGGCAACGGTTAGAAAAAGAAGTATGCAATTACTCTTATACCATGATCAGTGCCAAGACTGACAGAGTACTTAGTAAATTCAAATTAAGACAAGCCAAAGATGCAGTAAGCGGTATCAACTTTGATCGCCTGGACATGCGAGAGTGGACCTGGGAGTTGCAAGGAAAGTTGCTGGAGCAAACAGACATTGTGTTAATGCCGGTATTGACCGAGAATCCACGCACTGATACCAAAAGTGCCAATCGATTAATTGACAGCTTAATCTCCGGACGTTTTGTTATTACTACCTCTTTGCACAGTTACCTAGAGTTTGCACCTTACACCTGGCAAGGAGATTACATTGAAGGTATTCGATGGGCCAGAGCCAATCCTGAGCAAGTGTTGGATATGATCACGCAAGGACAAAAATATGTTGAAGAAAATTACTCAGCACGAGTGTTATCTAAACGATTTATAGACGAAATTATTAAACAACTTAGGAAATAATATGGGAAGTCCAAACGATTTAATTTACATTAAGACAGTGTGTCCAACATTTACAGGTTCGGTGTTGGAAATTGGGGCCAGAGAAAACTCCACAGGGTTTCGAGGACATTTTGTCCCTACTAAAGGTCAGCCTCGCCTAGCCACAGAATACATTGGCACTGATATAGAGCCCGGTACAGACGTTGATGTTGTGTGTGATTTAACAGCTCCTGAAAATCCCTTGCCTAAAAATCATTTTGATCTTGTGATCTGTTGCAGTGTGATGGAGCATGTGCCAAATCCCTGGGTCATGGCTGAAAAAATATCAGAGCTGGTAAAGCCGGGCGGTAAACTATACATTGCAGTTCCGTGGGTTTGGAAATATCACGGATACCCCAAAGACTATTATAGATTTACACATACTGCTATAGAATATCTATATCCAAATTTTACCTGGGGCAATTTTGCCTGGTCCAGCACCTCTGCAGATGATATTCAATTTCAAGAGATGGATCGAATTAGTGAACGTAAAATGATAATTGCTGATTACGATGAGGCTGGACGAAAAACTAAGAAATATATTAAATATTTGTCTATCAATATGCTCGGAACAAAAAATGCTTAATGAGAAGATAACCGAACTAATAAACAGCGGACAAAAAGTAAAATTGCATCTTGGCTGTGGTAGCCGGTTATTCGACGGATACCTAAATGTAGACGGCGACTACATGGCGCATGATCCCAATGTCATGATTCATGATATAACTCAACCATTTTCACTACCAGACAGTTGTGTAGATGAAATTTTATTAGTGCATGTAATAGAACATATTAGTAGGCAGCACATTCAACCTATGTTCACGGAATTTTTGAGAATTTGCAAACCCGGGGGTTTTGTTGCGATAGAGTGGCCAGACCTGTTGAAAATGTGTCAGGAGGTTATAAAAAATCCTGATTGTTTTTGGACCCATGACAAACGTTTAATCAAACGAACAATATCGGGCATCTATGGAGATAGTGCCCGATATCCGGACCCAACAATGCTACACAAGTGGGGGTACAGTGCCGAAAGCATGTGCAAAATATTTGAACAGGTGAGATTTGCCCGTACCGAAATTCAAGGCAACCATCATGGTAAATCATCAATCGACAGCAGAGTAGTAGCATACAAATAACATGGCCGCCAAAGTAGTTAAAGAGCTCTATGGTTTTTCTGGCAATCAAATATTGTTGATGCAAAAACACAATAGACTTTTTGTGCGCAAGATCGGAAATATCACACGGAACATAGAGCGCATGCAAGCATTGACTGGAGAGTATCCACTTCCTCAATTGTACACAGTTTCAAAAAAAATGATTGATATGGAGTACTTGCACGGGCTAGATATAAAATCGTATCTTAGAACAAACAACTATGAAAAGTTGTTGGAGTTTTTATTGTGTATATTAGAAAAATTTTCCACTGGCTCTGTGAACAAAGATTATACAGAAATCTATATCAAAAAATTACAAGAAATTAACTTTGATGACTTGCCATTCACTTGTGAACAACTGTTGGATCGATTGCCCCGGAACTTGCCCAGTTCAAACTATCATGGAGATCTAACACTAGAGAACATTATCTGGACCACGGATAGAGGATTTTTTCTAATAGATTGTGCAACAATAGAATACGATTCATACATATTTGATATTGCAAAATTAAGACAGGATTTAGAACTGGGGTGGTTTACTAGAAAAGACAATGCCAGGCTGAATGTCAAAACAAAACATATACAGCAAAAAATATTGCAACAACATCCAACCGCAAACAATGACTACTTGTTGATTCTGATGTTGTTGAGAGTGTATCGACACAGTCTGCCTGATACACTTGAGAGAAATTTTTTATTAGAAGGAATTACATCGCTATGGAAATAATAATGCCAGCAGCTGGCTTGTCAGCAAGATTTCCTAACATGCGGCCAAAATATATTTTGTCCGATTTCAAGGGCCGGATGATGTTTGAGCGATCCTTAGAGTCCTTTATCGGCAAGCACAACATTACCATTGGTATTTTAAAAGAGCACAACGACACCTACAATACCTCGGAATACATCAAACGCGAATACGGAGATTCTATACAAGTAGTAGTGTTAGCAGCACGAACCACCGGTCCTGCAGATACTGTTTATCAAATTTTGAAACAAACAGGATTAACCACTGAAGAGTTCCTGATCAAAGACTGTGACAGTTTCTTTGATCACGCGCACCAAGAAGGAAATTATATTTGCGTTTCTAGTGTAAAAGATCACGAAATACTAAAAAGATTAGCGTCTAAAAGTTTTATAGTGTCCAATGATCAAGGAATCATCACCAGCATCATTGAAAAGCAAGTTGTGTCGGATAAGTTCTGTGTGGGCGGTTACAAGTTTGAATCTGCTGATTTGTTTATATCTGCATTCGATAAACTACAAAATTATCACGTGAAGGAAATATTTGTCAGTCATGTTATTGAGGAATGTTTAAATTCTGGAGTAGTTTTTAAAGAAAGTACAGTGCATAATTATGTTGATGTGGGCACTGCCGAAGACTGGTTTGAGTACAACGACAAGGCTGTGATTTTTTGTGACATAGATGGAACTATTATCAAAGCACAATCTAGAACAGAAATAGGATCCAGA